TACCGCCTCCTATAATTGCAAGGTTTAATCCTGCCATAGTATACATTGCATTATGTATTGTAAGATCGGAGTCTTGTATCCATGGCTTTGCATCTTCATTATAAATCCAACATTGTAATGAACCATACTTTGCTCTTGGTATGGAGTTATCAAACCACCAATCATAATGTGGTGTATCATCAGTTGCAGGGTAAGTCAAGTACCTAACCCCTTACCTTTATCATAATTATCCTTTCCTCCATATCTTGCCATCGTATTTACATAAGATTGTACATCTTTGAACCCACGTTTCTTAGCATCAGAAGCAGTTTGTTTCTTTTGATCTGCCATTTTCTTATACTTGCCAGTGCCACGAGTGTCTTTCTGACCCTTGACTTTCTTCTGCTGTCTACTACCACCTGACATGATAGCACCTTTACCATACTTAGCAATGATTGATTTCTTTACTATATCAAGTGCAGTATCTCTTTCTTCATGAGTAAACTTCATGCCCTTGGTTGCTTTGTCCTTGAGTGCCTGACGTTTCTTAGGATCCATATTTTTTTCATAATCTCTGAACCTCTTAAGATAACTAGGGTTATCCATCTTCTTAATAAGTTTTCTGTCTTTCTTATCAGGTCCTGTGTAATTAACTGCCTCATAAGTTGTTGATGAACTATTGTTGTTAGCAATAGTGCTCACATTAGCAGCAATTTCTGAACCCGCCACTGCTACTTTTCCTGCTTTCTTAGCTACCTTTGCTGCCTTTGCAAGTTTACCTGCTTTTGCAGCACCTTTAGCAGCAACTGCAGCACCTTTTGCTACGGCACCTACTACTGGAGCTTCTGGTATATACTCCTCAACCTTTGCAGTATCAGGACCATCATTAACATCTTCTTTACGACGTTTTTCTTCACACTTCATGCAATCACAATCTTCACCATGATTCTTTTTCTCTTTGAGATCATCCTTTTTAGGATTGATAAGAACTTTAGATTTTTTTTCTGCTAGATATGATTTGAATGATAGCACTACTTTGCCTCCATTCTACGTTTCTTTGCTTGTTTAGCATATAGTCTAGATGATTGCTTCATCTTCTCTATTGCTCTTTCTTTGTTTCCTGCTACTGCTGCCTTACCTCTTTCTACCTCTGCCTTCTTAGAAGCTTTAAGTGCTAGGTCTGCAGATATCTCATCTATCTGCTCTACCTTCTTGTCAGCATATATTTCAGCATATCCGTAGTCTTCTTTCTTGGTGTTAGCAGTATGCTTTGGATTCTTCTTAGGATCTTTCTTATCAAGTCTTCCCATGAAACCCATATCCCTTCTTTGTGCAGTAGAATACTTGTACTTAGGAGTCTTCAAAGGTGTCTTTCCATCTTTCTTGGTAGTGATCTTTGTGTTCGCTTTTCTTTCATGTCCAATACTACCTGTATCACCTACACTCTTAGACTTGACAGGATTACTCTTGTTTCTAGCATATCCGTATGATTTAGAACCACCACCTGTTTGATTACCACTTTGAGTTTCTAGACTTTTGTTTTTATCTGTTGATGCCTGTGATAAATTGTATGCGGCTCTTTCGTTCTTACCAACACCTCCACCACTTTTTCTATTATGTCTTTGTCTACCTAGTCTTTTTGCTTTGTCATAGAACTTAGATGCCATCTTCTCATCTTCTTCTAGTTCCTCTTCTGTCTCAACTTCTTCATTCTTAGGACGACAATCATTGACGAGTTTACCACCTTTCATTTTCATACCCACTTTCTTGTGAGTCTTCCAACATTCTTGGAACTCAATCTCTTCTACTATTTCATTACTATCTGATAATGTGATATCAATATCACCTTCAAAACCTAACTCTTCTAGTAGTGAACCAATCTCTTCCCAGATTGCTTCCTCACTCTTATTACCATAGTTTGCTGCACCTTTCTTACGACATTGAACTAATCTACCTGATGCATATGCACTTGGCCATACCTTAGCACTTGCTTTTACTTTCTTATAGCAAGCATCTTTTTCACCACTACCCTTACCTTTCTTATCTGCTTCATTTAATTCATCTTCATGAGGGATAGTATTACCATCTTTATCTTTTTGATGATGCTCTGACATCTTCTTGTTTGAATGATGACTTGCATCGCCAAATGCAGGATTGTTTTTATACTCTGGTTTTTGTTTCTTCTTCTTTGCTTCTAATTCCTTTGCTCTTTTATCAAGGAAAGCTTTCATTGCACCACCTGGTTTGCCAGTTCCTTTGGTTAAACCATATGCACTGCCTTCTTCTACTTCTTCTACTGATTCTTTCTTGATTGCTTTAGAAATTACTTTCCTTCTATTGAGGAGATATGAATCGGACTTGTCTTTGTCACCATCATTGTCCACATCACCATCTTCTTTACCGACAGCATCTAATTTCTTTTTTGCTTTTTCTTGTATCTCTGCGTATGCATCAGACATATCAGGCAAATCTCTGAAGTTCATTGTCATTTTAGTACTTTCTCCTTTTTATTTATCTTCTTTACAAACTCACCAGGTGTCAATTTCTTAGCATAGTTTGCTAATTCATCAGTTCCTATTTCACCTGCAGGTGTAAAGTTAAAGTATTTTATTTTGTTGATTTCTTGTAGATCTTTTAACCATGAACGATATATTCTATCGGATTCATCTACAAAGATGACGTAGTTGCTACCACGACTCACAACTTTACCACAGATACCTGTGTTTACATTCTCTACAAGGTCTCCTATCTTAAATATGTGACCTTCAAAGTAATGTTCTCTAAGTGCTTGAGGATCTAACTTAGGTGCTATCTCATATAGAGTATAAGATGCATCTTGAAAATCATCAAGATCTTCTTGAACATTCATCGCTTGTCTCAGCGTATTATATAGTTCTTCTTTTCCCTTTCTTCCTAGTTTCTCTGGCATACCTGACACAAATGTGTCATAGTCGTCATCCATAGCTGCCTTACGTAGCTTAGATGCACTCATACCTTCTACACCTTCACCATCTGGATCTCTATCACCTGCAGATGATACTTTTATATCATCAAAATTATATAACTTACCATTATATTTGGTTGCTAGTGAGTTAAATTCACTGACTCTATCTCCACCAACTACTATGTTTACTGAACTATATCCTTCACCATCAAGTGTTGTCAACACATCAAAGATAGTTTTAGTCTCTTCACTATTCTGAATAGCATTTGCATGATCAGGATATGCCTTTTTCATGAACTTGATCTTTGTACCAGGATCTAGTGGATTCTTCTGAGGATCTTGTGATCTACTTGGGTAGATCCTATACTCTCCACCTCCTGATGCTGACTTCACTTTGTTTAGAAGTGCTTCATGTCCAGTAGTAGGGGGATTAAATCTTCCAAAAGTAACAGATATGCTACCTTGATCGACCGTACCCTCGCCTCCTGCAGTTTCTTCTCCTCCATTGGTTGTTCCTCCTGCTAATTCTTTTGCGGTTAACTTTCTAAGTTTACCATCTTGACTCATATGAGTCACCTTACCAGATTGGTCGGCATATTTACCGTATCCAACGTGTTTAAGATTGAGTTTTTCTGCTTCTTGTGCTGCAAAGGATTTTTGAGCCTCTTTTAGGAAAGCACTAAACTTTTTCATTCTTCCAATTTTTACGTAAATTAAAGTTTGCTCTGCTAAAGGTTAGTCTATCTACAATTTTGTATGGATTTTTAGAATTAATCACATAACCTTCATGTTTAGAAGGTTCACCATCAATATAGCATTTCACGTCACCGCTTTCACGGATACCACATTGTAGACGCTGTTTCAGTTGATAGATATAGTGCCATGCCTTAAAGGTATATACACTGACCTCTCCCTTATATTTATCAGGTAACGAATCGTACATTTCTTGAGCGTCAGCAATACGTCCTTCACGAATAAAACTGTTGACATGTTGCTTGATCTTAGGAGCAACTTTTGGATGAGGAGTTTTAGATCTAAAGATAGGTATAAACGACTTCCATTGATCTGTAAAATTTAATTCTTTCTCTACAAATGCCCATGCATCTGTTGCACTTACACAGTAACAAGTAGGTGAACTAGCAAGATTAATCCCGATGTGCCCAACACTATCCGCAGAAACTTGCTCATAAAGAGTATGTGGAGCAATGATAATATAGCCAGGGACTTGAGTGGGAAAACGATACTCCAAACAATTAGGAGTGTAAGAATGTGACCCACCGACACCAATCCAGTCAGCTTGAATAATGCTATCGACACGAGGAGCAAAATGAAACAATAACCGAAGAATGTCTGCCACATCGCCTTTGTGATTGGTCTCAATGTCGTCGAAGGAATAATTGA